TAACAAATCGGAACCTCTCATTGAGTGGAATAATGGATTGTTGACTACACTTGTCAACGGTACCATAAACCAACAGTTAACCACACTGTTAGGGTTCCCTCCGTGAGGGCAGTACGAAAACTGAAACGTCATTGATAGTATGTGGGGTGAAATATAGTTTGTTAAAACTAATTGCAGCCTTAATTACCTGAGATGTGAGGACCTGTTTATTAATCGCATTAATGTCCAATTTGGGATTTATCCCAATGAATCCATTAGTCTGATCTAATTTAATAGATATCTCCATCCGAGATAGAAGTGCGGACATACACTTCTTATATATAACATAATCAATTGATAATTTATAAAATTCCATCTTTCGGGCATACTCCTTATTAAAGAGGTTGACTGGTTCAGCCTGCCCCTCAAAGACTTTCCAGGGATTTGGAAGTAAATTCCACGTCGCCCGGGAGCCTTTGGAGAGAGGTTGATTTTCGATCGATCTCCTCTGGGCATGTGCTGCCTCAGCGACTTCTTTGAGTATAAACTCGAAAGAAGGATCAAATAACGATTTAAATAACCGCCAATCAACAAGCATAGCCAATTCAAGAATTTCACACAAGCGGTCTACATTAGAGCTGGGCACAGTCCCAAGCAGTAAAAATAAAGTTCTACCTTCTCTAGCAGTATGTAATAACCTGTCTAGTTGTATTAATGCGTACCTTTCCGGTACGGAAGACTTCTCATAAAAATATGCAATAGCCTCGATCGCTCTCTCCATAAGTAGGATCACACGCTCGAGCACTATGACGAGTCCCTCTTGTACTTCCGGTCTGGAAGTCTCATTTGGAACCTCGATGTATAGTGATTTCGAACGGTCACCTAAGTATGGATGCATCACATATTTCAAAAGATATCTCAACATGAGAATCTTGAATGTAATGGGCGTCGAGACTTTAGAATCAAATCTTGCCATGGCAAGTAATAATGTATCATAATCAAAAATATTGGATAGTATTGACTGAGAGAACTTGTCAACATTGAATAACATCAATGTGATAAACATCACACATTTCCCAAAGGAAATATCTGACGTTTCCACTCTCTCAGTGTTAACTTTTCCTCCATCCCTCTTAGGGAAGGGTACATAGGCAAAGATTAACCGAACCAATACGGGTATTATACCTGAGAATAATAAATTCTCCTTCCGGTATCTTAGAAACTTGATGTAAACCGTTGGTTTTATCATGAGTCTAAGTTTCATCAGGACATCACTAGTTTTACTCCATCGGGACGTTACCCGACGTGCAAACTCCAGACGCTGTCCTAAATCCTTGGAACGTATGAACTCTTTAGAAGGAGCAGGCGAAATCTCTTCTTTACCAAAGTATGTCTTGTTAGCAAAATTTACTAACCCGACATCCGAGGTATAACTCTTTGCTAACTTAATTGGGACTTCCAATAGGTTATTCATCAGTTGGTAATATGTGTCTCCGACGTCTTTGTCACCAATGACAATATCGTCTCCGAGTAATACGTATTTATCAAATGGTAATATTCCTTTTTTAAATAGAATATTAATGATATGAAATATAGACCCTAGGAAATAGGGTATAAGAGCTATGACATCAAGAAAAGTCAAGTCTCTGTTAAGCGGAGTATTAACATTCTCCGCTTTATCATAAAATTTATCCTCTAAGAATTCCTCATTTGCAGTCAACGGGAGTTCTTCATAGAATTCCCAATTATGGCGCAAAATGAGATATGATCTAAAATGAATTAAAATCACACTCACTTGAACACATAAGTGATGACACAAAGCCAGTAGCCCCCAAGAGCTATAAGCTCCCATGGGTTGGCCCTTCGTATAGCGAGCGGTTTCACCCGTTTTTCGCATAACGAATACTTGGCTCTTAGAGTCTGAGTCTTTCGCCCTCTTAGGACGTGGTAGTTTAAAATCTTTATCTACCAGTAGTGCAATCCAATTATCCATAAATTTCCAACCGAACAAAGGTTTTAGTAACGCACGGTATAAACTTACCGGCAGCAGATCTGTGGCAGAAGAGAGATCGTAGGATGCATGATATTTTATATCATCCCTTTTGACGAATGTCTCAAGGGTTCCTTCTTGGTCAAATGTACCATCTGTAGGGAAGCACTTTAATAATTTAAATATGTAAATATGCATAAAATATAATATTGATTGAGTCCAATAATCATTAATGGCAATAATGCGGTTTTTACCCGCTGCCTCTTATATAATAGATAATTTTCCTAAAATAAAAGGGAAATCAATAATTTTGGCTCCATATAATTTAGAAAGAACTAATATTTTATCCGGTAAGGATACTCTAATAACACGGGCTCGTGCCCAAGGTTCAGTCATGGCATAGAATAAGGTACGGTACTTTGTCTTCTTTTCGACAATTTGGAACGAGTTCTTAGCCTTCAAGTATGAGTTAAAAAGAGCCTTCTTCGTTCGTTCATCTGGACGAACTAAAGACGCTTCAAACCGTGCTTGCTGGACAGGATCTCGGAAAGTTCTATATCCAAAATATACGTACTTAGGGAATCGCTGTTTAGCGTTCGCCAAGTATAGATCAAATGTACCCACTTTTGGGTCATTGAAAGGAAAAATATACCTTTCAAAATAAACATCTAAAGACTCAGGAATTGAGTTAGATATATAGTCCAAGGCCTGGACTAATTCATCACGAATCATCTTAAATGGATCATAAGTAAAGATCCCACCTTTGGAATAAAGGAAGTACTTTAAGTACGATAACCCTTTGGGATGATGCAACCATGCCAAAAGATCCATAATTGGACCTTTGAAGGCTGGGGAAGCATTAGGCCCAGCGTTTGATGAACAAACAGGTTTGAAATCAATAGAAATCAATCTGAACTGCTCAGAAACGTTTAGAAGGGATTTAGGAATAAATGTACAGCATTTAAAGAAAGCTGCCATAATATATGATAAATTATCAATTGGGGTTTGCAATTTAGGGGATTGCACAGTAGTAAAATCTACTTTTAAATTAGTCCCTTTAAGGACTTTATACATATTGAATATAGAACCCCAAATACGAATGACCGACAAATCACCGGATCTTATTCTAGACCTGACTTCCTTAGGTAAATCTGAAGGTAAGCCATTGGTTAACTTCACATAATAGCCTAAGTCACGCGTATTCCGACGTGGCTTTCCTCCTACAAAGGAGTTGATAACTATAAGTGATACTTTAAAACGTAAAATAAGACCCATAATTCCATGGTCTTTAAGAATAGTCCTATATCTCTTGGCAATTTTTGCTCCCACAAGTATCTGATTAGCGTTCAGCTCACCGTATACCCAGAAGTACGTTTGTCGAACGTACTTAAGGATAAACTGAATGACATTACTGTCATCCAGGTCAACGAGTTGAGATTCCGTACCTACCCCAGAGAATAAACCTATTATCTTTTTAAGAGAAATGGGGGAGTTTTTAAAGGAGAAAGTATGGTAAGACCGCGGTTTGGGAAAATTGGGATCCGTCGTAGAGTCAGAGGTAGTCTTAGGATCTCCGGCCTTATTCTCAATAGGGCCGATCAGATCTGGTGACGTCGTGGGACGAGCTATAATAGTGAGTTCCATGGCATTAGAGGTGGTTATCTTCCAATACGAGTGATATTCTCGCTCGCGGAGATAAAGAACTTCTTCAGGGTCAGCTGGGTCAATTATGACCCAGGGGCGCTGCCGCCAAAGAATAGGATCTAACATGCGACGCCGCTCATCCAATGTCACAGGCCCATTGGTCTGTTGGCGGACTTTCAAAAGTGAAGGTTCATAGATTGGGAACGAAATGGTTTGGAAGATAATCATAGTAGTTTATTTAGGCCTTGGAATGTACAACCTTCCTCTTTTCCAAATGGAGGAGGTCGTCGTCACAGGAGACGAGACACTAATCATGGCAGGGGTGCCAGGATTACTGTTACCCCGACTCAGCTCTAACCTTCATTAAATTAATAATGATAAAACTAACCCAATATACACGGCCGGATAGGCATGTTCGAATTTAGCGATAGTTCGATATATTTAGCATCGCATCATATATCTAATACCGTACCTCGTCAAAGAAAGAAGGCGAGCTCTACTGATAAATAAATGTCCTCTTGTTTAGGAGTTAAATTTAGGAATCCTAGATTTTCTCTGACCATTACAGTACCTTCTTGCTAGGGTAAGGCAGAGGCCTTGTTCTAGTAGGATGAGTACGTTGGTATATAAACGAGTTAGAAGGCAACGAGAAGAGAAGAGGTCCAGCCTGTGTTCCCAGAGCACGAATGCTCCTTTTGTTCTTACGAACCCATGGACTGGGATCTTGCGTTTGGTGCCTACCACGTTATGGTAGTCCGGGGTGGAGTCCAAATGATCGTAGCCGATCTGGTTGATAGACTACTATTGGACGGCATGTAAGAACGCGAGAAATCGAATTCTTGCGGCGGGTGCAATTCCCC